ATAAAATATCTACCTTGTTTATGTAATATATGACAAGATTGATACAGTTTACTATCTCTACGTGAAGCAACACCAATCCTTGTTAATGTTTCACGCACTTTTAAAAAATCATCTGGTTCCCTTAAATTGACTTCCAACATCATAGCTGGCGTCCAGGTTACCTTATTATCTAGTTCTTCCACCTTTATAGACCTTCTGTTTCAATTCACTTAATTGTTTTTCATTTAATAAAGTCAAAGCTTGGCGTGCTTTTTCGTTGCTATAGCCATAATATTCTTTGACGGTCTGTAGGTCATCAGCCTCACTTGCTTTGACCCATTTAGAAAACCTTTTTTGTTTTCTTATTGTATTTATAAAAAAGTCAAATTGTAGACGATTGTCTATATGGTGACAACGGTTCATTTCATTAGCGAGCAGAACTGTATCAGGAAAATAAGAAAGACCACGATTAACCATAAACGGATTGTATTCTTTCTCGGCTAGATCATCAACCATAATATCCTTTTTAGTATAGTTGATTGCGTTTAAGTATTCAAATGGATTCATTATTTAAACTGAGCCTGTGCCATTATTTCAGTTAGACATGCTACTACATTCAATTCATGATCAGCAACAAATGCATTTTTGTATTGATAATCTGCAAGGATCAATACAACTTGAGGTACTGATGGTGGTTGCAAATGGTCATTCATTGTGTCATAGATCTTACGAAAGATCGCATGTGGTTCAGTATCCATATTGTCAACAACCCACTTACGCATTGATTTAAAGTTTTTAGTTTTAAGATACGTAATTAGATTGTTAATACTTTCATCACTAAGATTGATAAGAACGCCGCTATCGATCCGACCACTAACGCTGTAACGCTGAAGCTCGTTAAGAATACGACGAAAATCTGGGAAATGTCTGTTAATAAGTTCAATGATAATATCTTTTTCAAACTCAATACCTTCTTTATTTAGGATTTCTGTTACACGTTTAAAGATACCACCAGCGATTGCTGGTCGTTGTGCATTAGGAATAGTAAAATCATATACACTACATCTTGAATGAAGAGGTTCGATGATACGATTCTTGAAGTTACATGTAAGAATGAAACGACAATTATTAGAGAACTCTTCAATAAATCCACGAAGTGCAGGTTGTGTAGATTGTGGATTAAGATAGTCAGCCTCGTCAAGGATAACTACTTTATAAGAACCGTGCAAAGACACGGTAGAAGCGAACTGCTTGATCTTACCACGAAGTGTATCGATGTTACCTTCTTCAGATCCATTAATAACAATATAATCTAGATCTAATTGATTACACAATGCTTTAGCTACTGTGGTTTTACCGACACCTGCCGTACCGCTAAACATCATGTTAGGTAATTCACCTGTTGATACAATATCCAAAAAGGTTTTATTTAACCCATCAGGCAATACGCATTCTTGTACAGTTTTTGGTCGATACTTCTCGACCCACAAAAATTCAGACATTCAAAACTCCATAATGTAAAATAATATTATAACACAAAACAGTTGAAAAGTACATAGTTTGATTGGCCTCCCAGAGAGGACTCGAACCTCTAACCTACAGCTTAGAAGGCTGTTGCTCTATCCGCTTGAGCTACTGAGAGTTTAATCAAATTTCTTTCCAACTGTTACTTATCATTCATATACCTTTTAATACCACGTAAAAATGTATATTTTGCAAACCAATAAGTTAGATTATTAAAGTTCACAAATACATACCAATTATTAAAAGGAGCTTCATGTGGAAACCAAGCAGGTAATAATTGTATTGTATTAAAAGGTGATTTTAATTTTTGATGTATGCCGCTATATTGAGAGACATCATCTATTACAAATGTAACATGTGGATTATCGCCATATTGAAAATGTCCATGACAACTATCAACGGTTGATAATCCAGCTTTATTCAATTCTTGGACGATGGAAAGCATACCATTTTCGATATGCTTTTCAAAGTCAGGATCTTTAGGATCAATAAACGGACTAATTATCAAAGTACTGTAGGTTCAGTAGCAGGTTTAGTCGTTAATGCTTCATATAAATCTTCGATCTCTTGATGTTCAGTTTGAACTTGATGGAAGTTTTGTTTATGATACATTGAAGCTACTTTATTAATATACTTCTTTTCAATACCTAGTTCTTGTGATAAATGAGATACAGCATCACGTTGATAATCTTTTTCAGCTTCAACTCTAGTCATTGAATTGGATAGTTCTTTACATCCATTCAATAACTTTTGTCTATCATTCGGACTGCTCAGCATTTGCATCACCATCTGTTGTAGTTTCTTCAGCTTCTTCTTTTGGAGCATTTGCTCGTACGAACGCTTCGAGTTTGTTTCTAATTGTTCCAACATTTACTAATTCACTCCCACGAAAGCCGCCACGTTCTGTGACAACATCAATCATTTTTAACATAAAAGCTAGATCATTAATATTTAATGAAATCTCAGCTGTAGTTTCATTTTGTACTTCTTCAGTCATATTATCCTCCAAATGTAGAAGTCTTTTCTAATGCAACCCAGTATTCGACAGGTACATTTTCATTTTTAAAGTGTGAAATCAACTTAGAAGAGATTTGAACATTATAATCTCCATTCACAAATTTAAAATTATTAATATTAAATACAAATCTAAATGGTTCAGTAGATCGTGTACATTCATTCATATCAATATCAAATGAATTAGATGTAGCATCTTTACTATCCGTAACTTGCATTTTAATTGTGTTACTATTTGCCTCACCAACAATAATAACATCGGTCACACCTAACGTTGATGAAGCACGACGTAGTGCATTCATGTCATCAGCCGTTAGTTTAAAAGTGACCTCGGGATCAGGCATGGTGATATCCTTTGATGGAGAGGTTAAGATTGATGGATCTGAGAAGAAGTATTTAACGGAGCGACGATCCTGCTTGATGACGGCAGAATTATTATCGTCCGAGACTTGCAACTCAGGGGTATCAAACATGGACATGACCCCGAGGAACTCGTTTAAATCGTAGATACCAAATGGTGTATCAAACGATTCAGAAATCGTTGCAGTAGCCAGAATATTCTTGGCTTCTGATATTGTTTTAACTGTAGAACCTTGATTAAATACAAGGTTAGAATTGATAGCCGCAAAGTTTTTCAGTACGGCTAGAGTGTCATTACTTAGTTTCATATTATAGTTACCTCATTCACTTAATTATTTATATTACTTTTAGCGCGATTTAAAGCATCTTCGTAAACTTTATCTAAGTCTTCATCAGTTAGTTGATCTTCTACACTAGTATTATTATTGGTTGTTTCATCAACTTTAGTGTATAGATCAAGGAAAGCTTCTTTCGTATCTTCATCAAAACGGTTAACACATAACTGGATAGCTTTCATCTTATCATTGAAGATTGAGAATGATTGAACAATGTGAGTAAGACGACGTGTTGATACGATATCTTCAATACCACCATCTTCAAAAGTCTTACGAATAGTTTCAGCCCATTGAGTTAGTTTATCTAGGAAAGTTGAATCAACCTTACCAAATTTTTCCATGTGCTTACCAAGAATCTTTTTCTCAATAGCAACACTAGGATATGGTTGTTCAACTGTGATTGTAAAACGCTCTAGGAAAGCTTCGTCAATAATAGTAGCCGCAACAAATCGACCATCTTCAGAACCTTTACCTTTAGTATTAGCAGTAGCAATAATATTGAAACCTTCTTTAGGTTTTACTACTTGACCAGTTTTCTTAATAAGAACTGGCTTACCTTCCAATACACCTTGGAGACACATAATTTTATTTGAACCACGATCAATCTCATCAATAAGAAGGATTGCACCGGCTTCCATAGCCTTAATGACTGGACCTTTTGAAAACACTGTTTCACCATTGATCAAACGGAAACCACCGATTAGATCATCTTCGTCAGTTTCAGGAGTAACCTGAACACGTACATATTCACGTCCTAGACGAGCACATGATTGTTCGACCATGAATGTTTTACCATTACCTGATAGACCAGTTACGTATGTAGGATAGAAGATACCTGAACGAATAATTGATTCGATATCTTTGGAATTACCCCAAGGCACATAACAAGGATCAGCATCAGGTACAAATACTTCGTCATTAGTGACTGATTGTACAGAACTTGACAATGTTTTTTCCTCTTGTTTATTAACGATTGCTTCGCGAAAAGGAACAACCGCTGCTTCTAAATTATAAAGGCCACGACGAACTTTAGGCTGTGACGTAACAAATTTATAAGCTTCACTATCTTTAATACCAAGATCTCTAGCAACACCGATTACGGTCTTGGGAAAGAACTCAGTTTGATTAGGGAAGCGTTCAGCCAAATTTTCGGCCAGTGTTTTTTCAATAAAATTCATAATATATCTCCATCTTCATCAATTTATAGTAATATTATACCACAGTTTCAAGCAAATGTACACCTTTTTTTGCACTTTTTTTCATATTTTTTTACGCTGGTCTTTGGATAGAACGTGTAATATTATATTGTTTTCTTACCGCTCTCTTCTTAGCAATCCTCCTTTTTTCTGAAGGTTTAATATATGCCATACGATCTTTACATTCTTGTCGTATGTTGGTCTTTTTAGTTTTACGTTTGAACACTTTCATCGCATGTTCAAAGTTTCCATCTTTAACTATTACTTTGTTTGTTATCTTTGCAAATTTATTGCTTACT